AAATGCTCTAGAAGCACCTGCAAGGTAACTGTAACTCGCTCTTAGTTTTGTCTTTGAATCAAACTTATCATTCGTTGCAGTCTCACTCAATTTGTCTAAAAGAATCAATCTTTGTTTTGGGTGAATGTAGTGTAAATTTAAACCTAAGAATCCATCTTTATATGATTCAATAGGAATCACCAGTGGGAACCTGTCATAGTATGGTAAGGTATCTTTTGTCTTTGGATCATAAAAGTAAAAGTACATTTTACCAATTGTTGAATTGTTTTTAAGTCTATCTCTATCACCCATCAGCGCTCTTGTGGAAGGATTCAAATCTTTCACTTTGGCACGAAGCCAGTTCCGTGCATTATTTGTGCCGGTTGAGTAGCCTTCTTTTGCAAGAGATTGTTTAATTCTGTCGATTAGTTTTGCCATTATCTATTTATCTCAAATGCCTATGTCTTTTTCAGTTAGCACTTTGAATTGCCAACCATGTTCTTTACAAAATAAGTCTGCAGCCCGCCACTTTTCTTGATTGATTGCATAAGTTGCCGCTTCTTGTAAGTATCGGTTCGTCTTTCTTTTTTGCACAGGTTTTACTGTTTGTTTGTGTGGTTTTATCTCAATAACAACAGTAGATTCTGTGTCATTCTTTTGTTTCAATCTAACAATAAAATCTGGAAAGTATCTGTGTATTTTTTGGTCGATTGGTGACCTGTATTTGATGATAAGTTCTTCAGATGCCCACCAAATAACACTTGGATTCTCATCTAACCATTTCATCACCCTAAGTTCCCATGAGGAACGGTAAACGACATTTTCAGAATCGCCTTTATATTTGCTTCGATTTTTTGGTGTAAACCACCCTTTATATGACATAAATAGTATCCATATGTATGATAAATATATGTAGTAAACCCATAGGACAAATAAATGGCCGGATTATTAAGCTTTCTTTCAGACATTAGTGTAAGACCACCAGAAATTTCTGGACCATTAGCTCAGTTAATGCAGAGTCAGTACGAGCTTAAAAATCTGAAATATCCATCGGACTTAGGTGCAAATGATAAAGGCCATTATCTGGTAATAAACATTAATGTACAAAAATCAACGCAATTCAAAAACGACATTAATGAAGGCGCAGCTGCAAGAAGATTTGATACTGGACCAGGCGGAGCTGGTGCCACTAGTCTTTTGAAAACAATATCAAATGCTGCAGACACAGTTAAAGAATTCGGATCATCAGTTAAAGCAGCTGCTGAGACTGCAATCACTAAGTACACAGGTGTATCAACAGATATGAGTGGAACAGTTGTTGGTACAATTACTAGTTCTGTTGATAACGAATTATCTGGTATAATAAAAAATATAGGCGATGGTGTTAGAGCAACATCACAGATAAGCACAGTTATATATCTGTATATGCCTGACACATTAAATTTTGACCAAAATCAAGCATACGATAATCCATCATTATCTGGTCTTGCGAGTGGATTTGCTTCAATGGGACAATCTGTAGCTGATGTGATGACTTCAGGTGGTTCGACTGATGAAAAGATAAGCAAAGGTGTTTCGAATCTTACACCATTTGCTGCCAAAGCGTTTTTTAGTACATTTGGTGGAAAACTGGGTGATGTTTTGTTTGCAGCAGGAACAGGACTAGTTCAGAATCCAATGATGGAAGTTTTGTATACACAACCAAGATTTAGAGAATTTAGATTTGATTTCATGTTTTATCCAAGAACAGAAGCTGAATCTATGGAAGTTCAAAAAATAATTAGTGAGTTAAGATTCCATCAAGCACCAGAAGCATTATCATCTTCAAATGGTTTCTTTTTGGTGCCTCCTTCAGAATTTAACATTTCTTTTTATTATAACGGTCAAGAAAATCCAAATATTCCAAAATTAGGAATTTGTGTCTTAAAACAAATGAATATAAATTATGCACCTAGTGGATTTTCTGCATATGAAATTCCAGGACAATCAGCAACATTAGGCGGTACTGGTATGCCTGTTGCAATACAATTATCATTAAGCTTCATGGAAACAGAAATTAAAACTAAATCTGCTTTCAATGAAGAAGATAAAATGAATGGTTTACCACATAGGTCAAGTTCAATCGAACTTAGAACTCCAACTGAAGTACAAGCTAGTAACGATTTGAAAGATGCTTGGTAATAACTATGTCAAAATATTTTAATTTTTTCCCTAAAGTTTTATACACAACAGACTCTAATACTGGTGATGTTGTCAACAATATAACTTCACGATTTAATTTTGAAGAAACATTCAAAAACAATACTGCTGTTTGTTATGAGTATGATATACAAGATAGTGATACTCCAGAAATCATTGCTTCAAAAATTTATAAAGATCCAGAAAAACATTGGATAGTTTTATTGTTTAATGATATTTTGGATCCACAATTTGATTGGCCTATGGATTACAGAACACTTATTAGTTTCATTGATGAAAAATATAGTGCAAACGCAAATGTTAGTCAATCTGGTTCAAGTTGGGCTCAATCGCACACTAAAACATATTATAAAATAGAAAAAAGAACAACAATAAGCACAAATACAATTACTGTGAAAGAAATAGAAGTTGATGCAAACACTTATGCCAATGTTACCAGTTCTTCTTCCAATGTTACATTGGCAGACGGATATATAATTACTATCGCTGTTTCAAAAGATACACAATCATATTATGATTATGAAATGGAATTAAATGAAGCTAAACGAAAAATTAAACTTTTAAAACCAGAACTTGTTAATTCAGTTGATGAAGAGTTTAGAAGAGTAATTAGATAATGACTATTAATATCAAACAGACAACACAATTTACAATAAAAAAATTAGCTTTAAATTCAAAAGCTGGTCCTTTTGATATTTCTACAATTTTTGAAGAGTTAAATATATTTGATAGCATTCTAACACCTTGCATATCTGGTACTATTGTTATATTAGATTCAATTGGTTTATCCAGAAAACTTGTATTGGATGGTAGTGAATATTTGGATGTTAGTATTTCTAAAGACAAAGAACCATCAGACAATAGTAAAACAAATATAACAAGAACTTTTAGAATTTTTAAACAAACAAATAGAATAAGTGTAAATCAAAAAACTGAAAAATATGTTTTGCATTTTGTTTCCGAAGAAATGATTTTTTCTGAACAACAAAAAATTGCTCAAGCTTATACCGGAAACTATTCCGACATTGCTTCTTCAGTAATTAATAACTATTTAAAAATTCCAAAAAGAAAAATAGCTATTATTGAAAAAACAAAAGGCATACACAGTTCAATTGTTCCTTTATTGTCACCTATTGATACAATGAATTGGTTAACAAAAAGGTCTGTTAGTGAAAATGATTTAGCTGATTTTTTGTTTTTTGAAAACATAAACGGATTTAATTTTGTATCATTAACTAAGTTGTTTGGTATAGAACCTCTCTTTACAATAAATTTTTCACCAAAAAATATTGCGGATAATCTTGGCAAAGAGTTTTTTGGTGTAAGAGATTATAACATAAGCACATCTTTTGATGTGCTTGAAAATACAAGAAATGGTTTTTATTCAAATAGATTTATTGGTTTTGATGTTCTTACACGAACATTAGTCGAATCCGATTTGGGTATAAAAAATCATTATAAAGGAAAACATTTAAATGATAGCCCTAACGCATACTCTTCTTTGAATAGAGATGGAAAAGATCCAGGATTAATGCCTTTTTCAAGGGTGAGTTTGTACCCATTTCAGTTGTATAGAAATTATCAAACATATGTAAAATCAAATGATACTAATAAATCTTTGATGATTGATGATACACATAAATATGTTCCACAAAGAAAAGCTATTTTGTATAATTTGTTGCAGAAAAAAATGACCATTACAATGCCTGGTAATTTTTCATTAAGTTCTGGATTTATTTTAAATGTCGATTCACATCCATTTTCAGTTACAACCGGTGAAGTTAAAGATGATTCCGTTTCTGGTAAATATTTAATTATTGCAACAAGACACCTTATTAGTCCAAAAAAGCATGAAACTTTTTGCGAGTTGGCTTCAGACTCGACAAATAGTGGGGTTATCTTATCAAAAGATCCTATATTACAACAGTCTAAAAACAGATAATGGAAAATACAAATTTTGCCGGAAAAGACGGATTCATTTGGTGGGTTGGTGCAATTGAAAACAGAGCCGACCCATTAGGAATTGGAAGATGCCAAGTGAGAATATTTGGTTGGCACACCTCTAATAAATTAAAACTGCCTAAAGACGATTTGCCGTGGGCACACCCAATGTACCCACTCAATTCTTCAAGAACATTTTCCGCACCACAATTGGGTGAGTGGGTCGTTGGTTTCTTCTTGGATGGAGAAAGCGCACAACAACCCGTAATGATGGGCATATTACCTGGGATGAAAGTGACATGAGCAAAAAATTACAAGATTTACATACACTAACAGCAAAAGCAACTATAGCACATAAACAATATCTCGCTGGTATGATAACAAAAGAAGAATTCACAAAAAAAATAGATGACCTTGATTGTCATTGTCATAGTGATATTGTATTAGATAAAGAACACGCCGAATTAGATGCTTGTTATAGAGAGTCTTTAGATGGAATTTTAAGACTATATCATTTGGAGAATAATAAATGAGCATTCCAAAACCAGCATTAAGCACTGGCAACAACATATCACCATCAACAAAGGCTGATGGTCCAATTGTTGGTGGTCCAAGTTATCCATCAACACCCGCAGTTAGAGGTGATGTTTCTGGTAGTATCGCATTAACAAATAAAAATTTAGTACACTCTTGCGATTTCGTAAATGATTTGGTGAAATCTCTTGGATTAAAAAAATTCTTAAAAGCGATTGCAAAATGGATTAGAGAAGGTATTAGAAAAATACAACAACTCATGGGTTTTACTGATGCGTCTGGTTCTTTTTCTCAAGTCATTAATAGGCTAAAAGCAGCAGCGCAAGAAATTAGAACTTTTATTGCACTTTATATTACTCCAATTATTGAATTTCAAAAATATGTTTTAGCAGTATTAGTTAAAATCAGAGCAATTATACAATGGATTTTAAGTTTACCAGCAAAATTACTTGCATTGTTACAGCAGTGTTTGACAAAATTATTAAAAAGTGTAGTGAGTGCTTTTGTTGATGCATGGGCAGAATCTTCAGCAGAAGTTCCATTTGCTGATGCTGGAAAAGATTTTACGGAATTGACAGCTGCAATAAAAGATGCTGCTGGTGCTGCTGGTGAGTTATTAAAAGCATCAACAACTGTTGTTGCGTTATCGGTTGGTATTGCAGCTTCTGCTACAGTAGGATTAATAACACCAGTTAGTGAATCGGATATCACAGCCGCAAATGCAACAATTACTGCATATTCCGGTTCAGTTCCGGCTGCATTGGAAGTACCTGCTGATCCAGACTTTTTGAAGAAATCTACACCTTAGGAAATATTATGGCAACAAATAGTGATTACGATAAGGCCTATGCAACAATAACTGCAGCCTTAGCATCGAACCCGTCAACAGTTTTATTTACTGAACCAGCTTCACCTGCGGATCCAGACCACCCACCATTATATCCACACAATCAAATATTTGATAGTGAATCTGGACACTCACTTCAATTGGATGATACTCCTGGTAGAGAAAGGGTTCGTTTACAACATGGTAAATCTAAAAACTTTATTGAGATGCATCCAAACGGTGACCAAGTTGTAAAAGTATTTGGTGAAAATTTTGATATCACAATAGGCAAAAAGAATGTTTATGTTTCTGGTGCTTGTAATATTATAGTTAAGGGTAACTGTAGTATGCAAGTTGATGGTGATTTTAATCAAGAAGTTAATGGCGACTATAATCTTGCAGTTAAAGGTAAGATGAATGTAAGAGGTGTCAAAGACATTTCAATCCAAGGTGATAGTGATGTTGAAATTGGCGCAAATGAAAAATTTGGTGGTTCATTAAGATTTTCGTCTGGACAAAGTTTAGATTTAGTTTCAGATTTATATATTAGTGGCTCTATCACATGTGATAGTCTTACTGCTGAATCCAGAGTTAATGCGGGTATGGGTGTATATGCAGGACCGTTTGGGTTCACATCATCGCTTGGCGGCTTGAGTTTAGGCATTCCAACTCCAGCAACACCAGTTGCCACTCCTGGTTGTATTAACATTATTGGTTCAATGACAGCATTAGGTTCTGTTACTGCACCAGTTGGAAACTTTTTAAAATTAAACGCCGCTTTAGCAACTATGGGAATTTCTTCATCAGTTTTAATGACTGATTTTATTAACACTTGGGTTTACGATTATCATTGGCACCCAACAGCTCACGGTCCATCTGGTTTACCAGATTTACCAATGGTTTAAAAGGATATATTATGGCAACTTTATTTCAAAAATTAGGATATAATTATAGTGATCCACATGGAGATGTAACTGAATTTTCCGCAAACACAAAAGAACATTTAGATTCTGTTCCATCATTGATTGACGATTGGCAAACACAAGACATTTCAGATAGCAATGTTGGTAGTTACAATCAAAATCCATTAAGCACAATATCAACCACTATCGCTGTAACTTCAAATTTAATTATGAACATTCAAAGCACCATTGAAATTTATGATAATATTGGTGTTTCAACTATAATGGCAAATGTTGCAAATGCAGCTAATAATTTGATTTCAACAATGAATGCTTTTAAAGACCACACAGATAGAGTTTCTGGAGTGGCCTCATATAGTGATTATATCACAGAAGCTAATCAAACTATTGCACTCACAAAACCATTTAAAGATACAATTAAAGGATATGCAAAAACTTTAATGTATATTATATATCAAACTGATGGCATTAGTAATACCTCAATTATGAATGGTTCGTTAACCAGTTTGTTTACTGGACCAGAAGCCAACACATATTCCAATACTTTGACAACATATAAAACTACAGTAAACTCAAGTATTTATTTTTCAAGTCCAAATGTCAAGTCTACATTGACTGCAACGCAAGCAAATACAATCAATACGGGTATCAATGAAATGATTACATTTTTTGATACCCGCAGAACACATGATGAAAATTTCTTTAATAATATGAGAACTATGGTAACTGATTATAAGTCAGTAAGACAATTCTCTAATATGGGTGAATCCGAAACAACTTTAGTTAATGATTATACTGGAACAAGTAAACTTCTCACTAGGCTTAACTCATAAATAGAAGATGGCAACCGTAACCACAAACATAGTCGCAGCTTATAGTGATTTGGATTTAAATTTCACTATACATCCTGTCAAAAAAGATATCAACCGCTACACGAATGAAGCAGCGGTTGTGAATTCTATTAAGAATCTCATTTTGACAAATCACTATGAACGACCTTTTCAACCAGATATTGGTAGCAATGTACGCCGTCTTTTGTTTGAAAACATGGATACCGTTACTGCAACGACATTAGAAAAAGAAATTGCACAGACTATTAGTAATTATGAACCAAGGGCAAACATATCTAGGTTGAATGTTTCTCCGGACTATGACAATAACGGATTTAAAGTCTATATGGAATTCTATGTTGTCAATAGAACAACACCAATAACAATTAATTTCTTCCTAGAACGGATTAGATAAAGATGGCTAACGCTCGTTTAAATATTTCAGACCTTGATTTTGACCAAATCAAGCAAAATCTAAAAAGTTATTTACAACAACAAAACACATTTCAAGACTATGATTTTGAAGGTGCTGGACTTTCTGTTCTGTTGGATATTCTTGCTTATAACACCCACTATAATTCATACTACTTGAATATGGTTGCAAATGAATCATTTTTAGACACTGCCATTTTAAGAGATTCTGTTGTTTCACATGCAAAAACTTTAGGTTATACTCCACAATCAATTACTGCACCAGAAGCACTAATTAATATAACTATTGAAACTTCTAATACAACATCAGATGTTGTTACTATTCCAAGAGGCACAACATTCAGCTCTTCTTTAATTGATACACAATCTTATAGTTTTGTCATGTTGGAAGATGTAACTGCGACAAAATCAGGAACAGCATTTTACTATGATAGCGTAAAAATCTATGAGGGTAGTTTACCAACATATTCATTCACCTATAATCAAAATTCAAATCCAAAAAGAACATTTACTCTACCAGATGCTGGTATTGATACGACAACAATTAAAGTTTCAGTTGTTCCAAATTCTGGTAATACATTAACTCAAGTATATACTGCCGTAACAGATATTTTAGAAATCAATTCAGCGTCAACAGTATATTTCCTACAAGAAGGAAAAAATGGTCAATTTCAATTATCATTTGGTGATGGTGTTTTGGGGAAAGCGTTGGATGATGGTTCTATAATTTCAGTATCATATCTGATAACAAATGGTGATGCTGCTAATAAAGCTGCTGCTTTTGTTCCAAATTCTACAATTAATGGATTAACAAATATTACAATAACTACTGTTACTGTTGCAGCCGGTGGTTCGATAAGAGAATCAATCGACTCAATTAAATTTGGAGCTGCAGCACAATTTTCAACACAAAATAGACTTGTTACATTCAAAGATTATGAAACATTCTTAAAGAGAAGTTATCCAAATATTGATTCATTATCGGTATGGGGTGGTGAAGATGAGACACCACCAGTATATGGTAAAGTTTTTGTTTCATTAAAACCAAAAGAAAACTATTTTATCACAGAGACAGAGAAACAAAGAATTATTGATGAAATTATTAAACCAAAATCTATTGTTGCTGTGTCTACTGAAATTGTTGATCCAAAATATTTGTACATTTTAGTTGAAAATTATGTACAATACGATAAAACAAAAACAACTTCAAATTCTGTAGCAATAAAAGATGCTATTAAAAACTCAATTATAAATTATAAAGATACTTTTTTAAACAAATTTGCTTCTACTTTTGTTTTGTCAAAAATGCAAGACTATATTGACTCGGTAGATTTAAATACAATTACTGGATCCGAAACAATATTAAGATTACAAAAAAGATTTGAACCATCGTTGAGTTCGGCATATACATATCAGATAGAATTTAATGCACCGTTACATCGTGGTACGACAACAAATAAAATGGTATCATCAAATTTTGATGTTTACGATGATGTTGGAACTTTACGGAATGTTATCATTGAAGAAATTCCAGAATCATATACAGGTATTTCTGATATACAAGTAATTAATCCTGGATCTGGTTACACAACAGCACCTACTGTTACTATTACTGGTGATGGTGTTGGCGCAACTGCTTCTGCTGTGATTGTCAATGGAAGAATTCAATCTATTGCAATCACTAATAGAGGAATTAATTATAGTCGTGCTATCATTACGATTTCAGGTGGCAATGGTTATGGTGGTGTTGCGACTGCTGTATTAGATGGAAGATATGGTACACTAAGACTTGTTTATTTTGATGATAATGCAGAAAGACAAGTTGTAAATTCAAATATTGGTTCAATCAACTATGATACTGGTTTGGTAACAGTAACTAATTTAAACATTATTTCTTTGGCAACATTTGATAATTTAGTGAGACTAACTATTGAATCTGAAAAAGGTATTGTTAAATCATTTAGAAATACAATTATCACATTAGACGATACAGATCCAACTTCAATAACAACTGAACTAGTCGAAATCTAATGTCTGATAATAAAGTTTCTTTATTAATAAACAGACAAGTTCCTGAATTTGTTCGGGAAGAATATCCTGTTTTCATTTCTTTTTTAGAAGCGTATTACGAATTCCTTGAGAATAAACAAGGTACGAAAAAGAATGATTTGCTTACCAAAGCAAAAGAACTTAAAGATATATCTGATGTTGATATTTCTATTGAAGACTTTGAAGAGCAATTTTTAAACACTTATGCTTCTTATTTACCAAAAGATTCTCAGGTAGATAAAGCATTATTAATCAAAAATGTTCTTCCACTTTACCTAGCAAAAGGTAATGAAAAGTCATTTAAACTTCTATTCAGAATGTTGTTTAATGATGAAGTTGATATTATTTTACCAAAAAATAATGTATTAAAAGCTTCTGATGGTAAGTGGACAGTAGACAACATTTTAAGAATTGAAACTGATGTTCGTAGTGTGTACACGGCAACAGGCAATACTACATTTTTATTGGCACAACAAGTTAATACTGATGAAGCATTAGTTTATGTTAATAGTGTTCTTAAAACATATGCAACCGATTACTACATAAGAAAAGAATCAAAAAAATTAGTTTTCAATACTGCACCGGTTGCAAATTCAGAAGTCAAAGTTGTTTATACTAATTTTGATGTTGCACTATTGAAAGATAGAAAAGTTACTGGTAAAACATCAGGTGCAACGGCATTGGTTGAGAGGTCGGTAAAACGGATTATTACCGACCGATTGAATCTTGGTTTTCCATTTGAGTTATTCATCAATGATAAAACATTGATTGGAACATTTTCTGGTGGTGAGGAAGTTGAAGCGACAGTTATAGATGATAATGGCGGTTTAATAACACTTAGAGCAGATACATTTTCAATTGTTAACAAAATTAATGTAGTTAACGGTGGTGCAAGTTACAATGTTGGTGATATTGTTATTGTTACTGGCGGTGGTGCAACAGAAGATGCAACTGCTATTGTTGATGATATTGTTGAGGGTTACATCGATGGCATCGTTGTAAATTATGGTGGCGCAGGATTTGAACTCAATGGAGATATTACAGTTTCTGGAATTAGTCCATTTTCACTCGACTTAGCTGTTGATGGCACAGATACAACTGGAGTTGCCAATTCAACTTTAGATACATTTACTGTTTCAAATGATGTTATATCAACATATGCAAATACTTTAATTTCTGCAGCTGACTATGGTTTTCCATCAACAATAATTACTGCTGGTGAAAATGTTTCAACTGTTATTGCCGATGCATTGAGTTTTCTAACAATTTCCAATTTAGGTCCAATAACCAATGTCATTGTTCTATTCTCAAATACTTCAACTGCAATATCTCCAACATTAGATGCCAATGCACCAACATTTACTGCTGGTACAACTACATACAGTATTAAAGATTTTAGGTCAGTAGGTAGAATAAAAATTAATAATGGTGGTCAATTCTATCAAGTTGGTGATGAGATTACATTTGGTTCAAATCCGCCTGGAACATTTGGCACAGGCGCAGCTGCAGCGGTTAAAGCAGTTAGTGCAACCGGTGCAATTACACAAATTGAAATTCAACCATCCAGAGTTTCTGGCACAGCAAATGTAACCAACAACAGCCCATTCATTGTTGGTACAGGAACACAATTTGGTACAGAAATCAGAGTTGGTGATAGAGTCATAATCAACAATCAATCCAGATATATCAATTCAATTTCAAGTGCGACAACTGCGAATGTGAATGTTAATTGGACTTCTGCAACAACAACTAAAAAAATTGGTAAATATGGTGATTTCTTTACTGGTGGTCAAGGATACACTCAAGGTAACTTTCCAGCAATAACTGTATCTTCTGCAAACGCTGGTGCAACTGGTGCAAATGTACAAATCTCTGCGTTAATGGGTGATGGTGAATCGATTACACCATTCATTGGAAATACACAACCTGGTCAAATTATTTCCATAAAAGTTGTAAGTGGTGGTTCTGGTTACGAATATATTCCACAAGTAGATTTGACAGGGTCTGGTAGTGGTACAGCAACTGCATCTGCAACAATCGAAGATGTATATCTTGGATTACCAGGAAGATGGACAACCTCAGATTCTATTCTTTCCACTTCAGAAAGAAAGTTACAGGGTAGAAATTATTATGTTGACTATTCTTATATAACAGCATCAGCAACAGAATTTAAAAAATATAAAAAGATATTAAAACAACTATTGCATCCTGCTGGTTTTGTAAATTATGCTGACTTAGATGAATCTGTATCTTTTACCGCTAACACAATTAATATTTCCACAACTTCTGCTAACACAATTTCTGGAAGAATTAATGTTGCGAACGGTTCAATCTATGTTACTGGTTTGAACACAAAATTCAATGTTGCAAACACAAAAGGCACATTAACTATTGGTTCAAATATTGCCGTTAACGGAATAATTCGCACCGTATCGACCATCATAAGTAATACAAACCTTTCAGTTTCTTCTGCATTTACAACCAGTGCAAATGCACAATCCGTTATTATACTGACATAAATAAAGACTATGCCATCAATTATAAAGAAAAAATTAGGTTACAATAACGCAGAAATTTGGCGGAATGTTGTTTATAACTCAAGCAATTCCGATCCAGTTTTATATGTGTTTGTTGGCAATCATGTTCCATATGCAAATGAATCATCACCTGATTCTATTGTTGATACAATCAGCACAGAAAAAACGGTTTGGGATAACATCTATGCAGCTAAAAAAGTAACTGCTAATGACATTGAGCTTGTTGTTCCAAGAGTTAATTGGACAGGCAATACAAAATACAGAAACTTTGATGATACTATTGATGCTGACACTTTGTTGACTGCAAATACGACACAAAATTTGAAAGCAATGTATGTTATTACAACTGCTAGAAATGTCTATAAATGTGTGTCTAATAACTCATCAGCAAATTCTACTGTAGAACCATCAGGTGACTATACAACTTCAAATGGTAATATTGCAACTGCTGATGGATATTTGTGGAAATACATGTACAATGTTAAACCATCAAATAAGTTTTTGACTACTGATTGGATTCCCACACCAATGTCAACCAATCAGCTAGACTATAATGTAAATGATACTGGTGTTGTTGACGGTGAATTGACAAGAATTATTGTTACTGCAAATGGAACAAATTACAGAGAGGCATCAAATATTGTAGTTGCCGCATATACTTCTGGTCAAACAACATTTCAGTTCGCAAATACTGCCAGAGTTTTAAGTGTGTTTCAGATTTCAACTGTTGCGAACCTTGCAAACATGTCTGTTTCTGGAACAGGCATTCCGTCTGGTTCATATATTACTGCAACGGCTAATGCAACAGGAGTAATTACATTATCTTCTTCCACAACAGCCTCTGGTGGTGGTAACACAGGCAATTTAACAATATCTACTAGAGTTTATGTTGATGGTGATGGTACGGGTGTTGCTGCTTCTGCAACATTGTCAAACACAACATCTGGTGTTTCTTCTGCAAACGCAAATATATCAAAAGTTACAATTACAACAATTGGTACTGGTTACTCAAGAGCAAATGTTTTTATCTATGGTTCTGGTACAGGTGCCAATGGCAGAGTTATTATTCCACCAAAGTATGGGCATGCATACAATCCTGCAAAGGAATTAGATGCTTCAAATGTATTGTTTGCTGTCAGGGTTGGTGAAATAGATAGTACGGAGGGTGGATTAATTTCTTCAAATACATCGTTCAGACAGTATGGGTTGTTATCTGATCCGCATAAATATGGGAATACTTCTACAGTAACGCAATCAACCGCTAATTCTGTAATCTCACAGACTACAAACTTGGGACTAGTTGCGGGTGCAAGTTACACCTTAGACGAATATGTGTATCAGGGAAATTCTTCTACTGATGCAAATTTTTATGGTTATTTGAATTTTCAAAGTTCTAGTGAAGTTAGATTGACTAAAATAAGAGGTACCGCTACAATCGGTTTGCCATTAGTTGGCGGAAGTTCTGGTGTATCAAGAATTGTTATTTCTAAAACAACTCCAGAATTTCAACCATATACTGGTGACATTTTATATGTTGAAAATATTACAAAGACACAAAGAGAAGATGGCCAAGCAGAAAATATCAAAATTGCGGTTAGCTTTTAGAGGAAATAAATGAGTATCAATACTAATTTCAATGTGGATCCATATTATGATGATTATGATGAAGACAAGAAATTTCTTCGTGTATTATTTAAACCTGGATACGCAGTTCAAGCTCGTGAACTAACTCAAGCACAAACAATCCTTCAAAAACAAATTGAAAGATTTAGCAATCATGTTTTCAAAAATGGTTCAGTAGTCACCGGTGGTACAACATATCTTCAAGATTGTACATATCTAAAATTAGATTCCACATATAGTGGTGCAACTGTAAACACAACAACTTTTGTTGGTGCAACAATTGTTGATAATATTTCTACACCAACAAAGAGAGCAGAAGTCATTAAAGTTTATGATGCTGATGCGGGCACCGGTGATCCAAAAACTCTTTTAGTTAAACAACTTTATGGTGATGCGTTTGTTTCCGGTGACACTATTCTCACCTACGAATCAACACCATCAGCGGCAAACATTTCTACATCTGGAGTAGGCACAGGTCAAATATTCTCTGTCACCGAGGGTGTATATTACTACGATGGTTTCTTTGTTAAGAATGACCAACAAACTATTGCTACATCAAAATATTCTAATACAACTGCCAATGCGAGAATTGGTTTTGAAATTACCGAATCTTTAATTAAATCAACAAGCGACACTTCATTACTTGATCCAGCACAAGATGCTTCAAACTATCAAGCACCAGGCGCTGATAGATTTAAGATTGATTTGACACTTGCAACTAGGTCATTAGCTTCTACTGATACTGTTCAGTTTATTGAATTGGCAAGAGTTGAATATGGTGTTTTAACAAGAAGTTATAGACTGCCAATTTATTCAGTATTGGAAGATACTCTCGCAAGAAGAACATATGATGAATCTGGTAACTACACAGTAAAACCATTCAACATATCGTTACAAACAAATACATCCAATACTGCAAACATGGATGTTATTTTGTCTCCAGGTAAAGCATATGTTTTTGGTTATGAATACGAAACAATTGCCCCTACTGTTATCACAGTAGAAAAACCAAGAACAACCGAATCAGTAAACAATAAACAACTAACTGCCGATTATGGCAACTATGTTTACACAACTGGTCACTATGGTTCTTGGCCAATCAATACTCTATCGACTGTTGATTTACATTGTGTTCCAAATGCATCTATCAACTTAACTTCTACTGCATCTATTACCAATACTAAAATTGGTACTGCAAGAGTTAAATCAGTATCATTTGATTCAGCATCAAACACATCAAATTCCGCAACTTATTCTTATAGAACATTCTTGTTTGATGTGAGTGTTGGTTCGTTAACTGGAACAATTAGGTCTGCCAATTCTGGTAATGTTACGATTGGTAATACTACCGCAGGTCAGATTTTCTCATCCGTAACTGATGCATACAAAGGTGCAAAATTAAGAATTACTTCTGGTTCAGGTTCAACAGAGTCTCCAAAATTTATTACAGCATTTGATGCAACTAATCAAGTAATTACATTAGATACGAATTTTGTAACTACACCAACCAATACTTCAGTTTGGGCAATCGATTTTGAGTTCAATGATGTTGAATCATTGGCAACATTCTCTTCAACGACAAGAGTTAACTCTGCCAACATTGATACGAGGTCGAAAGATACTGCTTCCACATATTCAGACGCTTTCTTAACAGATGCTTCATTTGAGCCTTTAATCTTTCCATTGGGGCAACAATACATCACTCAGAGTAGTATTGCTGATTTCTCATATTCATATCGCAGACTATATGAGGCACAAACATTTGTTGCATCCGATTCTCCGGCTTTGTCTGTTGAATCTGGCGCAAATCTTTCTAGCGCTTCTTCAACAACTGCAAAGTCTGAAAAATATCAAGTCATTGTTACCAATGCAGGCACTTCTCCATATGCAGTAGGTTCAACTGTTCCTGCTGACAAGATTACAACTGTTAATACAACAAGTAGAAAATTAACAGTCGATAGTTCTGGTAATTTGACTGCCAATATTGTGGCAACTATTGATTACACATTGGCATCTGGTAGCCCAGCAAAAACAAAAACATTAGTTTCTGCGGCTGCAGCAATTCAAACTTCTGGTGGTGAATCAATCAATACTAATGGTGTGATTGTTTATGCAAATGCAACTACAAGTCAAACAACAATTCAAGCAAACAATATTGTTAAAATTCCAGGAACTGCACAATCATTATATGTTTCCGATGTTATTGAATTAGTTTCTGTTTACGATTATTCAAATACAGCTGTTGCGAATACTGGTTACACAGATATTACCTCAAGATATACATTAGATAATGGTCAAAGAGATTCATTCTATGACCATGCTTCTATTAAATTAAAAACTGGTTTTGCCGCACCAATCGGTCCTATAGTTGTAAGATACAACAGATACTCTTCAACTGGTGCTGGTTTCTTCTCAGTAGATTCTTATCCAACTTACGGTACTATTCCAAAATATACTTCACCAGTTGCAGGTACAGAATATCAACTAAGAGATTGTTTAGATTACAGACCAGTTAGAAAAAATGCTACAAATGCACTTGATGGTACAACAGTAACAACAACATTTGATGTTGATTCTTCAACCACAGGTCCAAAAGTACCAGACAATGGTGGAGATATCACACTTGATTACGCTTACTATTTGCCAAGAATTGATAAGATTGTTTTAAATAAAAACAGAACATTTGATGTTATCAAAGGCACACCATCATTGACGCCAATTCAACCAGCTAACAAAGATGATTCCATGAATCTCTTTATCATAACTGAGCCTGCTTATGTTGCAAACACAGGTGATATTAGTGTTCAATACATTAACAATCGCCGTTACACGATGAAAGATATTGGTGCAATTGATAAGCGAGTTGAAAACTTAGAATACTATACATCACTATCATTGTTGGAACAAGACGCTGTTAACAAACAAGATTTAACTATTCTTGATAGCACAAATCTACCAAGATTTAAAAATGGTATTGTTGTTGATGGATTTAAAGGCCATTCAGTCGCTGATGTTACTTCACCAGAATATGCTGCTGCAATTGATCCTACTGATAAAGAGTTGCGCCCATCGTTTAATGTGTCTTCGAGAATGTTGACATTTGATTCAGCTAATTCAACAAACTATTTACAAACTGGTCCTTTCGTTACGGCAGCTGCATCTAATACTGCATTTGTGAATCAAGAACTTGCGTCTAAAACATTAAACATTAACCCATTCAATGTGGTTAATTATATTGGTAAAATTTCTTTAAATCCACCTTCAGATGTTTGGGTCGATACAACTAAAAAACCTGATGTTCTTGTAAATCTTGGTGGTGATAAAGATGCTTGGGATTTTGTTTTAGGTGCAGTTAATTCTTCTCCTTATGCATATGAGTGGGGTGATTGGCAGACTTTATGGTCTGGAACTTCTACATCAAGACAAAATTTAACTGATGGTAGATTAACTCAACAAAATTTTGCAAGAATTACAACTACCACAACCGCAAGTCAAACAAGATCCGGTGTTCTCTCACAAGTATCGCCACAAACAATCACACAGTCAATTGGTGACCGTATTGTTGATGTGTCTGTGATTCCTTATATGAGAGCAAAATCTGTATTGTTTACCGCAACAGATTTTAAACCCGATACAGTTCTGTATCCTTTCTTCGATAACTCTTCAGTAGAAGCATATGTTGCCAGAGCAAATAAATTTATTCTCGCAACAAACAATTTAGGATATAGTACAAAGACTGCAAATACCGAGACAGTAACAATTTACAACAATGCAACATTGTCTTCAAATGGTACTGCTATTGCTGTTAAGACTTCAAATAATGCTGTCTTTATTGCTAACATTACTCCAAATACTGCATTTAATATTGCCAATGCAAATCTGATTGGTTCAGTATCAGGCACAAGTGTTAGAATTTCTGGATACGAACACTATTCTGGTTTGGCAAATGCTGCAAGCTCAACAACAATTACATTAGCAATAGATGTTACTGGCGCAAATAATGAAGGTTATCTTGCCAATGTTGCAAACAGTAATGTAGTTTCTATTGTTGCTGGAACAGGCGCAGGTCAACAAAGAACAATTAGTACATATGTTGCTGCTACTAGAGTTGCAACTGTTTCATCTGCATGGACTACAACACCAGATGCAACTTCTGTTTACTCTATTGGCAGATTGACAACTACAAGATCCGGTGATGTTGTTGGTATCTTTACAATTCCAACAAGCACATATAGAGTTGGTGAAAAACTATTCAGATTAACTGATACTTCAACTGGTGATATACCTTCTTCATCCACAAATGGTGATGCATCATTCTATGCACAAGGTTTATTACAAACTGCTGAAAACACAATTGTATCAACAATCGCACCATCAGTTCAAAGAACATCTGTAAAAGATAGTAGAGTTACAACAACAACAAGTTCAGCTGATGTTCCTGTTGCTGGATGGTGGGATCCACTTGCACAGACTTTCTTAATTGCACCTGCACAACATCCGCAAGGCATGTTTATTGAAAAGATTAGAGTTTGTTTTAAAACCAAACATGACACTTCTCCAGTGACTTTACAATTAAGACCAACTGTCAATGGTTATCCATCATCAACAACTGTTTATCCATATGGTTCAGTTACACTAACACCAGATAAAGTTAATGTAACTGATTCTCCAAGTTTGGCAGATGTTGATTCCACTAAGTGGACAGACTTTGTATTCGACACACCAATCTATATGTTACCTGGTGAACATTCATTTGTTCTATTATCCAACTCGAATGGATATGAGGCATATGTTGCTGAGATTGGCAAATTAGATTTAGTAAGCGGATTGCAAATCTCCGAACAACCATATGGCGGTTCATTGTTCCAATCACAAAATGGTTCAACTTGG